GTACCTTCCCCAGTCACCCGGAGCTCACGGATGCAGGTACCACAAGCCCCTTGGCATCCTGTGCCATGATCTTCTGTGCTCTGCACATAGTTAAAAATCGTTCATTTTTCTGAATGATTCGTGCTTTGCATATACTCAAGTATAGGATATTCTTGAGATGGGCCCTGTGCAGGCCCGGAAAGGAGGCCTATTATGGCATCAAAGGTTAAGATGGATCTGGCAGCCAGGTTAGATGATCACCTGCATGAGCTTAAGGGTGTGATGGATATCTGCAGGAACCAGATCTCAGGCAGCAGAGTATTTCATGTATATACATATGAGGATGATTTCGCTTATGTATATCGCAGGATCGCTTACTTTACTTCCTGTTGGGAGAATGTTTACATTACCGGAGTATCGATCGGTAATAACATCGTAGTATGTGTTGATGAGGAGGGAGCATCATGATCAATCTTAGTGCAGATCGCAACACGATCAAGAAGAGAGTTAGCTTCCTGGATAAGGCGTTTGATGCCAGAACCACTTATATCCTCTCACTTCTGAGGATGGCCATGGAGAGTGGTTTTACTCAGGAAGAAGCTATCTGGGAGATTCAGCTTTATACTGAGCTTCCGGAAGATATCATCAGGATGTGCATTACATCCGATTTTAGTTTTGATTTCTAAGGGATCATCCCTTTGAAATATGGTCAATCAAGAATAACTAAGAACAGGAGGAACATGACCATGAAGAAGAAAGAAGAAACCAAGAACGAGAGCAAGCTGAACTGGATCGATGATCAGTTCGCAGTAGCAAATGTGAAGAACCATAGCGACAGCTGCACATTCTTCAATCTGTATGTGAAGAGCTCGATCGGCAACGTAGCTATCTACGGATGCAAGGTAGTATCAGCTGAGGGCCATGATGATTTCATTGCTTTCCCGACTCAGGCCTACACTGCCAAGGATGGTGCCAAGAAGTATTCTAACCACTGTTCCATCATCTTCAATGATGGCATCCAGCAGAAGATCATTGACGAGGTTGCTAAGTTGATCTGAAATTGATTATGCTAACGCACGAGATCTACCAAGAGGGGCCCGATAGTTTACTATCGGGCTTTTCTATGTTATAAGGAAGGGAGAGGAGGTGATATTAATGGATGTATCAACTATTGCAAGCATTGTATCCAGCGTAGGATTCCCGATAGCGATTAGTATATATCTGCTCTGGTATTTCAACAGACTGGAGGAGAGGCATGCAGAAGAAACAAATAAGCTCAGAGAGTCTCTGGATAACAACACCAAGGTAATGATCAAGATCTGTGCGAAGCTCGATCTGGATGAGGAGGAATGAAAATGAAAGTATCTGAACTGATAAATAAGGCAGCATCTCAGGTAGGCTATAAGGAAACAGGTACAAATGTTACCAAGTATGGAGCATATTTCGATGCAAAGCCTCCGAAGGGTGCATGGCAGTTCTTTAATGGCCATAAGAATGGTACTGAATGGTGCTCCCTGTTTGTGCACTGGTGTTACTGCCAGCTCGAAGATCCTGAGAAGGTTCGAATCAAGATGGGAGAACCTAAAGATGGATCCAAGAACTGTGCTGCAGGAGTTCTATACTTCTACAGGTATATGCAGGCCAAGGGCCTGATCGTGAATAAGAAGAAGGGTAAGCCCGGAGATATCATCTTCCTGAATACCAAGAAGAAGCCAGGCCATGTAGGAATCATAGAGAAGGTTACTTCTCTATCCTATAAGACTATAGAGGGAAATGCTTCCAACATGGTCAAGAGGAAGAGCTATCTCAAGATATCCTCCAAGATATTTGCTCTCGGAAGATATCCATATGATAAGGAGTAATATATGTATAAGGCTACTATCGTTAAGTTCAAGAAGCCTTCCGGATGGAGCAAGGGCCCGATGAAGCCTACTCTGACGGAAGCTGAAGGCTCAGCATCACAGGTTAAGACTGCCATCGATAATATCCTGGCAGATATCGGAGAGCTGACAGGCCCTGAATCCATTACAGTGGCAGTCAAGTATGTGGAGGATCCAGAATGAATGTAAGATTATATACATATACTAAGAAGGTTAATTCCACTGCTCATCCTTCCACTTCAGGAGGAGATGGCTTCAGCTGCACTCTGAAGGATCCATCCAGTCTCTTGAATCCTGTAATACTTCTGAAAACAAGTAATCCTACCAGTAAGAACTATGCTTATATTGAAGAGTTCGGAAGGTTCTACTGGATCCGGGACTGGGTATCAGACCATAATATGTGGGAAGCTCATCTCCAGGCAGATCCTCTTGCATCATGGAGAACAGGTATCAGATCATCTTCCCAGTATGTTGATAGAGCTGATCAGAATGTTACTGATAATGGCATCGTAGATGGAAAGTATGCCTGCACTGTTGATACTACCATGGAGAATATCGCTATCACAGGCAATGGAGCAACATCGGGAACTGCAAATTCAAAGAGGGCGTTCATGAATACATACCGCTGTATGGTAGCAGCCACCACTCAGGGTGGTGATGTTGCAGGCAGCAGGCCGAGTACAATTTCAGGAACTGCTTACTATGTAATGACTCCCGGTGAAGCTGAGAACTTCATCAGGTATCTTCTGGATGATCCTGATTATCTCGGGCTGGATCCTACAGAGATCTCGAACCAGCTCGCCAAGGGAATCATCAATCCTGTTGAATTTATCGGGGAATCATATATTCTTCCGTATGAATTAGTAGATAAGGATGTTCCTACCAGTAATCTGGTGGCCTGTTTGATGTATGTAGGCTGGTGGCCTGTTGATGTTGAAAGTACATATAATTGCATGAACTGGCAATGTGCTTTCAAGAAGCTGAAGATCTGGGAATCTGATCAGATAGTTTTAGGGAACCATCCTCAGAGTTCACTCTATGGTAAATATTTGAATTGTGCTCCTTATTCAGAGATCCAGCTCTATGCAGGACCGTTCGGATATATCTCCATAGATCCTCTGCTTCTTACAAAATATACTGCTCTTAAGCTGGTAGTATATGGAGATTTCAAAGGCCAGGCAGAGCTTGATATTATGGCAGGTGGATATAACCAGCAGTCTCAGCAGTATGAATATGTACTCTGGAAGAAGGTATTCGCTGATGTTAAGATCCCGATATCTCTTACTCAATTATCTTCAAATATTGGGCAAGGTATAAAGGGTGTAGCATCCGGAGTCGCCGGAGCTGTTGCTTCTTATGTAAAGAATGATGCAGCAGGCATGATAGGTTCAGCTGCTTCAGGAATTATGAGTATTCCAGGATCGCTTGTTCCTAAGCAGGAAGGAACTACTGTTCAGCCTTCGACAACCTACATGAAGGATGATTGGTTTGTTCATTGTGAATATCATATGGTAGTAGATCAGGCACCCGGACTTAAGGGCAAACCTTTTTGTGAGGATGTGATCTTAAGCGATATCGGTACCGGTTTTATCCAGGTATCTGAACCGGTGCTGGAGCTCCCTGCAACACCTGAAGAGATAAGCCAGATCGAAGGCTATATGCAGGGAGGTATGTTCTTAGAATGACATGGCATGCTTCAACTTCACAATGGTACACTCCTAACAGCCAGGAAGCCATCGATAATGCGACAGAGGCTTATAGCATCCTCATTCCGGAGTATGGCTGGACTGAGGCTGCATGTGCAGGTATGTTCGGAAATATAGATCATGAGGGAATGTGGAATCCATGGAGCTGGCAGGGTTCAGGATCACCTGCAGCAGGAGCTCTTACTCAGAGTTATGCTGAAAGCATTACCAGAGAACAGGGTGCAATGGTTCATGGGTATGGACTGATCGGGTGGACTCCTGCCAAGAAGTATCAATTTAATAATGCCGTTTGGAATGGTGTAGTGTTATTTCCAAACTATAATCAGGAATCTTATCCGGGATATGGGCCTTACTGGAGTGATGTTCCCGGTAATCCTAACGATGGTGCAGCTCAGATCAGGCTTATTGGTGAGGCCATGGCTAATAGTAATGTTAATTTATGGTTTCATCAGAGCGGAGATCATCCTCATAATCTTACAGCATCCGAGTTCATTGCATTAACAGATCCTGAAGAGGCTGCTCTTGCATGGCTCTGGAGAGCTGAGAGGCCATCATCCATATTTGATGATAGAAGGGCGAGGACTGAAAGAGAGAGGAAGAAGTCAGCTGTAGACTGGATGAACAGACTCGACTGGCAATATACTAAGAAGCCTAAGATATGGCTGATTTCAAAGAAATGGTATCGCTTATAACTGCCCATTTCCATTCCTTTCTTCTTGAGGGTGTCAAGTAGTTTTACTTGACACCTTCGTTTATATGTGCTAATAAACAAATATGGGGCCTCATATGCGGAAGATCAATCCGAAGGCATGTAGGATCCGCTTCCCTGATCAGGAGTCAAGAGGCCCCTACTTTATATTCAAGGAGGAATCGAAATGAGTTTATTCAACGATGTAGTAGCACTGGCCAAGGCAGGTTGGAAGCCTTCCGATATTAAGTCCATCATGGAGATGGATCAGAAGAAAGAGGATCCTGCTAAGAACGAAAATCAGGATGCAGAGCTGAAGCCTGTATCCAAGAGCGAAGAGAAGAAGGAAAAGAGTGAGGAGTCAGTAGATTATAAGGCTAAGTATGAGAAAGCTCAGGCGAAGCTCCAGAAGATCTATGATGAGAACTCCCGTAAAGAAGTTACTAAGGAAGAGACTAATATGGATGAGCTCTTCTACAGTATAGCCAATAGACTTTAATAAGGAGGAATAATCTATGGCACATTTATTGACACAGAAGGAAATCTATTCCTTCATGAACGCTATGGTAGAGGATATGACAGGCCAGCAGAACAGTATCAGGGCTGTTGACACATCCTCATTTATCGATTGTGGAGAGCTCGTTCTTTCTATGGGTTATGAAAATGTACTCAATAAGCTCGGACTCTTGATGGGAAGGATCTTCACGGCAGTCCGCCCTTTCAGCGAAGAGTTCAACCTCATCAACGCTATCTCAACCGATATCTACACTCACAGGATGGAGAAGATCTCATACTACTCCAAGAAGGCTCTTCCTTCAGGTGCATGGAATACTGATGTATTCACCAATCTTGCAGATGGTTTTACAAATGGCCAGAATGTTGATGCAACTTCCGGAGATGCTCAGAGTACAAAGAGCATGTGGGAGCAGCATTATGGTAAGCCCGTAATGGAATACTTCTCAGGATCTGATGTATATGATCACTGTATCTCTATCCCTGAAGTTCAGCTCCAGCAGGCTTTCAGATCCGAGGATGAGTTCAATGAATTCATTTCCGGTATCCTGATGCAGCATGAGAATGATATCACGCTTGTTAAGAACGCTTTCAGGAGAGCTACAGTTCTCAACTACATGGCTGGTATCTATGACATGGAAGCTGCAAGCCTCATGCCGGGATCTGTTGTGAACCTTACTGCAGGCTTCAATGCAAGATATGGAACGAGCTACACAACAGCTCAGCTCCTTTCTACATACTACAAGGAGTTCCTGTCTTACTTCGTAGCAACTATTAGGAAGTATCAGAGAAGGCTCAAGAACCCCTCAACAAAGTATCACTGGACTCCTGCAAACGATGAGAATCTTCCCCTCCTCAGATCGACTGAGAGAGCAGATCAGAAGCTCTTTTTGCTTAACGAGTTCTATACTGATGCAGAGGCTATGGTTCTTCCGGAGATCTTCAACGATGAGGAGCTCAAGGTTCAGTTCGAGGGTATTGAATACTGGCAGAATGAGAATGAGCCCTCCAAGATCAAGATCACACCTGCTATCCCTACAGGTACTAATGGTACTTGGGCTAAGGGTACAGAGGTTGCTCTTAACTATGTTGTCGGATGCCTCTTTGATAAAGATGCTTGTATGACAGACTTCCAGCTGGAGAGAGCAGAGAGCACTCCGCTTGAGGCGAGAAAGCTCTACAGATCCATCTGGCTTCATATTGCCAAGAACGGTATCAACTCATTCACAGAGAAGGGTGTTCTCTTCATCATGGCGGATCCTGTTACAACAAACAATTCCACAAGCTCAACAAGAGCAAAGAAGTGATGATGGAGGTATAGCCTGATGAGTGAGTATGCTTTGAGTTATTTTCCATACCAGCAGGCTAATCTGTTTGATGGAGCCATTAAGCCGTCATGCGTGAAAACGAATTCGGTAGCATATGCCTTCTGGTGCAGAGCACTGTACCAGAGGCTCTGCTCCATCCTTAAGTTTGAAGGACTCCCGGAAGGCTGGCAGAGAGCTGAGGACTTCCTGGAGGCTGTTATCTTCGGAAGAGGTTTTGCTGCAGTATTCGAGCATGAGAAGTACGGAACAGTATTCCAGCCTGCTAATCTCAATGGTTTTGATATCTACTATCAGCCTACAAGGGCTGTAGTAGCTAATCCTTATATGAGGATCACCAGATCCTTGGAGATCGGCAAGGACTGTGAGCTGATCAGGATCAGCCCTGATTACCATGGCGTGGTATCGATATGTTCCTACTATGCCGAGAAGCTGGCTACACTGGATGGTGCTCTTAATATGAATATCATCAACTCTAAGCTGGCTTATGTATTTGGTGCCAAGAACAAGGCAGCTGCTCAGGCTGTTTTCAAGATCTTCGATCTCATCAACTCAGGGCAGCCTACCATCGTTTATGATAAATCACTCGTTGAGGGCCTTGGAGATGAGGAGCCGTTTGAGTTCATTGACAGAGCAGGCTTAGCTCAGTCTTATCTCGTTAATGACATGCTCCAGTCACATAAGTCCATCCTGGACGAATTCGACAGCGAGGTTGGCATCCCTTCACTCGGTGCTGCCGAGAAGAAGGAACGAATGATAGTTGACGAGGCGAACGCCAAGAACGCTGATACATCATCCAGAGTCTCGCTCTGGAAGGAGTCTCTTGAGAGATCGCTTAAGGAAGTCAATTCACACTTCAGGCTTAACATCTCTGCCAAGTTCGTATATCTGGAGAAGATGGAGCAGGAGCAGAGTGAATCTGATGAAGATATCGGAAGGAGGATGAACGAATGGGATTATCAGTCTTAACTCTATACGGCATGGAGATGGCCTGGGAAACCATGCACCCGGATACTACTCTCTGGGATGATGTGGTCCTTCCTGAAGGAGTGGATCGCCAGCTGGTTGCTGACAGATGCCTTAATAAGGCAGGAGAGTTCTCAGTCATGCACTCGGATCCGGAGTTCTTTCACTGGCAGATGCTTAACTTCTTCAAGTCTCACCAGATCACATTTGAGAAATGGTGGGAGGTTATGCAGGTTGAGTATAACCCGATCGAGAACTATGACAGGATGGAACACTGGACTGATACAGGTACTCACTCTGATGCTTCTTCCGGAACCAATAGCGAGACTCAGGAAAGCTATAACAAGAATAGTTATCATTCTAATGATGAGACGAAGAAAGCTGCATTTAACTCAGCTTCTTATGATAACTATGAAAAGACTGAGCATGGCGGATACGATGAGACGGAAGGTAATGCTTCCGGCACATCATTCTCTGCCGGATCTTCTCAGGGCAACACTTCCGGAGTCCATGATGGCAGAGTACATGGAAACATAGGTATCGTAAGTGCTCAGCAGATGATCCAGCAGTCCATTGATCTTTATAACAATTTCGAATTTTACGAGAATGTTGCAGATAAATTTACTAACGAATTCTGCATCAAAGTTTATTAAAGGAGGTACGGCCTTATGAAGCCACCTAAGAATTTTTACAACGCAGTAGATAGAAGGAAGCTGGATATCTCTGATAACCTGCTTCCGGATGTAACCACATCAGATGCAGGCAAGGTGCTCAAAGTTTCAGAGGCAGGTGCCTGGCAGCTCGCAGATGATGAGAATACGATCATCGAGGCTAATCCTGATGAGCAGCCTACAGTGGATCTTGAGAATCTCAAGATCGGTGATACTGTTTACTCAGTCAAGAACCCGGAACTTACATCCATTAAGAGCTTCAAGCTCACCATGTCAAATGGTGGCCAGTATAATACTAACAAACCCATCATTGAATTCTACGATGAGGGTGGTCAGAAGGCTGCCATCACTTCATCTGATTATACAGTAGAATGTGATAAGACTTATGCAGGTAATGCATGGATGGATCAGGTTTGCTCGATTCAGACTCCGGATACTCCCGGAACATTTACATATACATTCGTAAATGATTTTGACATTGAAGAATATAAATTCATCAAGCTCACAAGAGGCGGAACATTCCTTAATGACATTGCCAAGAACATCAAGCTTGAATTGTCAGCTGATGGAGAGAATTATCTCACAATCTATGATGAGACCACTATCACATGGAGTGATGCTGTTCCATATCATCTCATCAGCCTCAAGGATGGATCTGAGGCAAGCACACTGCTTCCTATCGTTACTTCATCTGATAATGGTAAGGTATTAGGTGTTGTTAATGGTGTATGGGATAAAAAAGAAATTACCTCACCTGTTCCGGCAGCATCAACAAGTGACAATTACAGCAAACTTGTTATTAAAAATGGTGCTTATACAAAAATGTATGATAATCTCAGATTAACAGTTACACTAACTGAAAATTCAGGAGTTTATAGTGGTAATTATCAGATCAGAACAGAGAATGGTGGAGCTTTAAATAATTCAATTAGCATCATGGATATTTGTATGTTTATGATCTTGTTTTATTTGCCGTCAGGTGATACACATGGAAACAGCTTATCACTCACTGCCATCTCTTATGCTAATAAAAATTCATATGGCATTAGGGACATGTTAAAGCAAATATCATTTACTGATGCAAATGGTGCTTATTGTCATTTTACTGATGTGACTGTCACTGACACAACATTATCTTTTAAGATCGCAACATAAGGAGGTAACAACATGCCTATTAGATTACCATTTATAAATAAGTATCCATATACCTCTTTCGAGGCCGTCAACATCGATTGGCTCCTGAATCAGGTTTCCAAGATCCCTGTGCTGGAGGATAAGGTCAACCAGCATGAAACAAGGATCACAACTCTGGAGGAGACTGCAGCTGATCATGAGGAGAGACTTACGGTAGCTGAGGGTGATATCGATGCTCTGGAAGGCAGGATGAATGATGCCGAGGCAGATATCGATCAGCTCCAGGATGATGTTGGCACAGCTCAGGCAGATATCACTAATCTCAAGGGTAGAATGACAACTGCAGAGGGTGATATCGATTCCCTTGAAGGCAGGATGAATACTGCCGAGAATGATATTGAGCAGATCGAGACTGATATCACCGTTATCCAGACTAAGGATCAGGCTCAGGATAATGATATTGCAGGCCTCAATTCCAGAGTTACTATTCTGGAAGGTAAGGAAGTGGTCGCTAATCCCGGAGGATCCGGCCCTACACTCAACACTTTGAGGGTGGGGAGTCAGGTATACTCGGTACCTCAGGGAGGCGGAGGCGGAACAGGGACAGTGGTTACTGCTAACCCGGCCGGAGTTCTTCCTACTGATCCGGAGCTCTCAGCTCTGGGTATCGATGCTCTGAATTACAGGATCCCTGTAACAGCAGCCGATAAGGCAGCTATTCAGGCTGATATCACATCGCTCCAGGGTACTGTATCAGATCTCGAGTATGCCGTTCTGGATATCGATACCAGGATAGGAACAGTAATCAATAAAATCATATCAGCCCTTAATATTCCGGTCGCTCTTAGTACAGGTGAAGTTATCGAGCTAACAGGATCCGCTGTTCCAATGGATCAGGCTATCACTCTTACTCCCGGAGTATATCAGGTATCATATTCATGTGATTTTGATACTACTAATTATGGATCAACACCCAGATTCTTGGGCTGCTACATCAGAAACGCTTCTACCCATGCGAACCTCTCCAGAGGTAAGTTCTCTGTATTCGGAACAGAGAGAGCTATGATCACTCAGGCAGCTTCAGTCTCCTGTATGACTATAGTATCTGTTCCTGAAGGATCTACTCTTACACTGGTACCCGGCATCAGATGTAATTCGAGCAAAGAGAGAACTTCATTTGCGATCACGGATTCTGAGTTTACAGCAGTGAGACTCGGTGTAGTATCATGAGTGAACCTAAACGATATTACGATGTTTTCGATGATATAGCTTCCTACCCGGAAGCTATTATCATAATAGCCTACTCCCGAAGAGGTGTTGGTAAAACTTACTCCATGCTCAAGAACGCATATCAGCTCTGGAAGGAGTCAGGAGGAACCAGAGGCAGGATCACTTATGTTAAGAGAACCATCGAGGATGTGAACCTGATCTGCAGCTCCACGGAGGAGTTTGATGCTTCTCCATATGCTCCTATCAATCGAGATCTGGGAACCAACATCCGCCCCAGGAAAGTGAAGAACGGCATCGGAGCCTTCTATGATATGGATGATCCTTCCGAGCATAAAAAGCCATGTGCTTATGTTGTAGCACTCTCAGCTATTAAGAATGTTAAGGGCATTGAGATGCCTTGCGATTACCTGGTATTCGATGAGTTTATTCCCCAGGTTTCCGAGAGTATTAGAGGTGTTTCCTCTGCGGAGGGAGAGGCCCTCCTCGATCTGTATATGACGCTCTCGAGAGACAGAGAGAAGAGGAGAGCTCCGGATGATCCTGATCTTCATATGAGGCTCATCCTCTTCGCAAATGCGGAAGAGCTATATTGCCCTGTTATCGAGGAGCTTAATGTTCTTCCGGACTTGGCCGAGATAGCAAGATATGGTTATACATATCATTACATCCCTGAGAGGAAGATCCTTATCCATCATGTAAATGAGATACCACTGGAAGAGGAGGAGATGACTGGAATCTATCTCTGCATGAAGAATACACGCTGGGCCCGGAAGAGCTTCGGTGGTGAGTTCAGTAAAGTTGATTTCAGCAACATAGATAAGAAGGCTCTGAAGCAATATGTACCATTAATACACCTACACTATAAGGAAGATGATTATTATCTTTACAGGAAGGATAGAGAGTTCTACATATGTCAGAGCAGGCCTTCAAGAGTCATTGCCGAGTATAACCTTAACAGGGATAATGACATCCGGAAGTTTTACTATTCTCATGTATCAGATCTGCAGGATGCCTGCATGGATGGACTGTTCAAGTTCTCGGATTATGCCATCTATGATCTGATAACCAACTATTCCAAACGATTCAAAGGTGTGTTATCATAGGGCTGCAGAATTAGGAAAAGTATTATGCACTCCTTTTAAAAATTGCACACACAAGAAGCCCCGGATCTCTCCGGGGCTTTTTGTTTTAAAAATCCATCTCTATGATCGGCAGCAGTACCTCTTCCATGAACTCCTGATCTATGATGAACTCCTTCTCCAAGCAGGAGAGGGTATAGTCCGATGGGTTCATGTCAACGGAATCTGCATACTCATTGCCTCGATCATCTACATCTATCTCATGGTAGATATAAGTGAGCTCCTTCTTTCCGGTATCCTCTCCCTTGAACTGGAAGCCCTCACGGAAATCATCCAGCGATTTCAGAACTTTGGATCCCGACTTCTTAGGAACACCTGCCACAGTGATCTTGATCTCTCCATCCTTAACTCCGGCATACCTCTTCGAGCCCTGGGTGATATACTCGCTGTACTCGCCATCGAATTCAGCAGCTCCCAGATGATATTCCTTATCTGCTACTTTATAAACTCCATATCCGGCAGCTTCCAGCTTCTTCCTGACAGAATCATTATAGGCTTTCAGCTTCTCGTCATTCCAGTTATTGGAATAGATGGAATCTGTATCCGAATAGATCCAGTCATGGATATCATTGATGCACTCGGCAAGCTGGTAGAGGTGCTCCTTGGCGTAAGCCGTTACATATACGCCATGAACATATGGAAGTATATTATTATAACTCTTCTCATTCTTATAATATGCTTCTTCCATATCTATATGATCGATATAATAATCACCTGATTCCAGAGTCACATCATCCTCATAGGCTTCCTTAATATCTTCAGTTACCTTCTTCTGAACCATCATGCCGTAAAGTGAATTGAGGTTGGCCTTCTTCAAAGCATATAGAACCGGATCTCCCTCATGTAGCTCCTTGATCTGATACTCCAGATCACACTTCTCGCAGAAGATGCTCCATACCTCATCCCGGTACCACTTCGGGAGATAGTCCTTAGCTGCTGCCATAACATCAGTTATGTGATATTCAGTGAAATCATAGAGCTCATCAACTCTCTTAAGGTCGATCTCCGTCAGCCATATACTTAAGTAGTCAGCTGAGAGGATGTATCCATTATCATTTATATGATTAATGGTATCAGTACATTTATACCACTGGAGGCATGGCATAGGATAATGAGGATCCTTCAGGCGTACTCCTACAGCTGAGAACCTGAAGATGAAAGCAGTATCTTCCGAGGATCCCAGGATCTCCTTAATGGTGAACTTTCCTTCCAGATGAGCGAACTTCTCCATGGGATACTTCTCCGCCAGCATGCAGTAAGGATATGAGCTCTTGAAATCATAACAGATAACATTGTTCCATATGTATCCTACCATGTACCTGTTAGCATGAGTATATCCGCCATGGAATACCATCTCCAGGATCTGGTATTCCTCCCAGGTAACTGCCATCTTATTATACTTCTGCTTAGCGTAGTTCTGTTTGCCGAGCTTCCTTACTATTCTTCTTACGATGCCGGTATTGGTGAGAGGCAGGGTGCATACTGCATCATTTAACATCCTTGCGAGCTTGTTTAAGCACTCCACTCCGGCAAGGGTATCATTCTCTATGTAATGAAGCTCCTCATTAGTGAAGATGTGATTCTGATCCCTGATGAGATCATAATCCCAGGATCCGACTGCCTTCTTGTGCTCAACATCCATATTATCAGCCCATCTCTGGAGTGATACGGCTGCCAGGATCAGGGAATCTCTAAGTATCATGCCATTCCCGAACTTGATCAGAACCGGATAATGGTTCTTCACATTCAGCTGATAAGTGGGCTTCCCGAACTTATCCATGATGAACCTCCGGCAGAAAGTCCAGTCGTAGGATAAGTTATGAGCAAAAATGAAGAACTTATCTCCCTTCAGGTGTGCTCTGATCAGCTCCATGCAGTGAGTGAGCTCTGAGGGTTTTGTACCCCTCAGAGTCACTATATTAGTGTTGAACGCCCTAATAGAGAGAGTCCATGCACATACATGATTAGACTGCTTCTCCCATCTCCCGAACTCGATCTTCTTCGGCCTGTGATGCTTACTGGTTTCCGTATCAAACATCATATAAACCTCAGAATAAGAATCGCTCTTCTTCCCATTCTTCTTCCTTGATAAGCATCTATCAAGGAATGAATAATCCCATAGGAGATAGTATAAGAAGCTGTAGGAGTGATCCCGGAGAACCTCCCGGGATCTCATCTCCTCATACTTCGTATATCTCATTTCTTCCTCCTCTTACTTGTACTCTTAGACTGCTTCTTGATCTTGAACAGAGATTCCTGAGAGAAGCCTTCAGCGATCATCTTCTTCATGGCAGCTTCCACCAGCTTATCTGATGAATACCTGAACCTCGGATTATTCTTGATCTCATCCTCTACATTCCTGCCCTGATCAGCAAGTCTCTTGAATCTCGCAAGAGCCTTGGCAACTGTTTTGGATCCGAACTCCTTGGCAACTCTCTTGGCAGTCTCTGACTCAAAATAAGCTCCCATCTCCTGCCAGGTTATCTTGGCCTTATAATTCTTGGAGAAAGTCTTGGCAGCCTTCTCCAGAGGAGTAAGGCCTGCAGACTGGATACCTCCCGATATAGTGGATGTATCAGCCTGAAGGAATCTGTTGATATCAGATATCTTGGCCTTGATATATCTCTCCTGAGCTGCAGGATTATCAAACTTGGGAATCACAGTCTTGAATCTGGTGGCTTTAGGGCCACTCCATGATTTGATATCTCTCATGGCCCTGGCATAGCTCCAATTCTCCAAACCTTCATATCCGGGAGTTCCGAACTTCTTCTCTAATCTCTGGAGCCTCTTATCAGCTCTCTCAGCGAGTCTATTATACTGGGAGAGGAGATCCAGTTCCTTGAGAGGCTTCTTAGGATTGCCCCATCTGGTGGATCCTTCCCAGGCATTATTCTTTCTTGCCATTTAACACCTCCTTAGTCCCATGATGATTGCTATTGTATTCAGATCAGTAATGAACATATCCTTATATCTCTCAAATACTACCAGAACAGGCTTATCTCCTATAAGATGAGCCTCGAAGATGCAGTCCTTCTTCATTGCCAGGATCTCACCAACGGCCTTGGCCGAAAATGCCATATAATGCCTCGGATCTCGATCCAGCTCATAGATAGATCCTCTCTTCTTAGCCTTAAGCTCCGGAATATTGAGTCTCATCGCAGGCTCCATCTTGATGATATCCCATATCATCAGAACATCTATCTGGGGTTTAGCATAAAACATGCACATGGACTTGATCTCCGGATCCATGGTTCTCCAGATCGTTACTCCATCGACTGAGTACCAAATGCACTCATCATTATCAGCTGCCCATTTCACATCCTTCCCTACAAAAGCCAGCTCCTTCACCTTCTTATAGCTTGCCATTATGCTCTACCTCCTTCCTTGAAGAAGCCCGGATCTTCTTTGATAACCTGTGAATAGGTTTTGAAGAACGGGCACTTGTGACAGCCCCTGAAGCTGGTATCCTTCAGGATGCTGCACTCACTCTTCTTAAATGCGAAACACTTAGGGCCCTCTGGCCAGATGCAATACTTACTCATATATTAGCTCCTTTCAATTAGTATGCACCTATATCTTAATACGAGGCCTCAAAGCAAAAAAGCACGAATCATTCAGAAAAATGAACGATTTTTAACTATGTGCAGAGCACAGAAGATCATGGCACAGGATGCCAAGGGGCTTGTGGTACCTGCATCCGTGAGCTCCGGGTGACTGGGGAAGGTAC